CAGATAATTGATTATTATTGATACCCAAACTAGCATCATAAGAGCCCAATACATTTTGAATAAGCGAATCTGTTCCGGTGAACGCATTTGCAATTTCAGGTGGAGCTGGAACACGCTGTACCTCACGGATCGGATTATTGATTGGTAAATCTGGATTGGACTCATGCACTGAATTAAAAACAAGAACAGATTCTTTTTGAACATCTTTATAGGCATCAAGAAATTCTTCCTCTTTAGGTAGAGCTTCCTTTGCCACCATAAATTTATGCTGCACCGTATTCTCAATTTCATTCGCCAAAGAGATCCCTGCATAGTTTTTAAGGCGTTGCGCACCTTTCGCATGATAGACATAAGGTCTTGTCACCTGTCTGATATTGCCATTGGTAGGCGTTTTAATAAGGATTGAACTGCCATCAATGAATACAAGTGGTAAAAATCCAAAATCAGTTTCTTCGTATTCAATGATCTGATTTTCTATAATGCGATAACGACAAATGGTATCAACCATGGTTTTACGAGGTTTTCCCATTGTCGAAGGAGAGACTGTAATATCATTCCACTCATCAACCATCTTGCGATAAGCTCTGGTTGTCATCACCTGACCATCACGAACTTGCACTATCATTTCTTCTTTACGTTTTTTCTCGTAATAGTCAGCGACTAAAATAATTTCACTATTATCATTGATGTAGGACCAGTTAAAACCTGCAAAGTCTCGTTTAAAGCTAATGGCATTCGTTGAGATGTCAGGATATTCTTCTATAAACTCTTCTTTAGCTTTTGGAAACAATTCAAAACAAAAATTGCCATCTCCTTTATGACTAAATCGAGCAATCTTATCAAAACCACAAAGTGTAGGTTCACAACGCACAAACTTAATAACCTGATTCATCGACATTGAATGTTCATAATCGGTATAAACTTTAACCGTGCTGAAACCACCAGAAAGTAAATCCTTATAGACTTCATAGCGTAGGTGCTGATTATCAGCATCCATGAATACGTGCTTTAAATGTTGCTCAACGACTTTTATTGTGAGGGGATCGGCTTTCTGTTCATCAAAGGCACTAACTTCAATATCAGGTTCTTGTTTTGAAAATTCACCTAAAAGTCTGCTAACATAGGCTTCGAGCACATTAAATTCGAGCTGAGGACGATTCATCGTCATCAAGAGAGTGATTTCGTCGTTTGTTAATGATGATTCAAAAACAAATTTACGAAATTCATTATAGCGATTATAATTATCTTCAAAATAATCATGCGTATTTCGAACTTTTTTCTTAATACGTGCGAGATCGTTCTGATCATGCTTTGCTACGTCCTTCATTATTTGTAGCTCCTCTAGAGAAATCCTTTCTCCGTTAACTCACTAATTGTATCGTATTTATTTAACGTGTATAAGTCTTATATGTGTATTCCTTGCAGCCTCATTAATTATGGTTATCAACATTTTGGATGTTTTGCTCACAGTAATCCGCTGCTAGTTCTGTTTGCTTGTAAAGATGCTCTATGAAATTTCTCACACTTTCTAACATCATTTCTTTATTGCAAAAATTATCATTTAATCCATTTATAAACAAAAGTTGTATTGCTGTGCCTAAAGAATTATATAAAATTTCATAACGATCCTCGAAATCAAACTGTTTGTTTATTTTCTTGATTCCTGTTTTTAACAAATATTTTGCTATCTTTATTATTTCATTTTTTGCTTTATCATCGAACATAAGCATTCTTCCTCAATCGATTAATCTTTTGTGAAGTGTCCATAACAATGCGAGCTACATCAGTATAATTGGTCACATTAACTTGAGATGATATAATCGCTTTATCGATAAGCGCTATCTTAATCGCATCTGCCGCTGTATCGCAATTCGAAACTAAAATATCATTGGCATAATAAACACCATAATTTTTAACCGTTAGATTGTAAACTTCTTTTATCTCTGGCTCGTTTCGCATATTCAACATTGTAACATTTTTTTGAACAGTAGACGCCGTTGTGAATTCCTTGGAACTGAATTTTACAAATCTTGCAAATGATAGAATGTCGTTTGTTAATGGTTGATTTTGCGTTTTCTTTGTGCCACCTTCTACCTTCATCGCTTCGATGCAATTCCTTAGCTTTTTCTTGAACCAATTTAAAGTGTTCTTTGCCGTCATTGCTATGATTCCAGCGCAACCTATCCTTTTTATGGTCCTCGATATGTTGCCAATTTGGAATACATTCCAAATTCTCATAACTGTTATCAAAATAATCATGGTTTTTATGATGAACGACATACCCTTTAGGTACTGTTTGTCCGCTATAAAATTCCCAAATCGCCACATGCAATCCTTTGGCACCTTTTCTATATCCTTTTTTTGCTTGACTAAGCTAATAGCGTTTCGATCCCATAAGTCTATAGGTGATTCCATTGAAAATAATAATTTCTGATATCTCCATTTAAATAACTCTAAAAAAGATAATTTATGTATTTTATCGTCATCAGTTACAGTATCAAGAGGTGCAAATAATCTACCGTAAAATACAGGATGATTGGGAGTTCCTGATAATCCTTTGTTGTTAATTGTTGGATGAGTGCCAGTTGTTCCACATACAATGACTTTCCCATACCCAAAGGGAGTAATTATTTGATCGTGTATTGTAATTTCCTCGATATTTTTATAGCCTCGTTTTGTAGCGATCTTTGTTCCAGCAACAAAACAAATATCATCCCACCGGTGCGTTTCATTCGAAGTGATCTTAGCCATGTGTTCTAGGCACATTTTAACATGACGTCCCAATACTGGAAATGAGACTCGACGTTCCGCAATGTACGGTTGAATCTCTAGAAAACGTTTCGTCTTACACCCTTGTTCTCGAGTTCTTGGAATATCCATGAGTTTTGCTGTTCTGATTTCATCAAGTAAACTCAGCAAAGTACCGCCTGTGGATTTCTTTTCAATCGCAATCATTTGAGGTGGTTTTTTATAGTGCATGCATTGCTGCCAAAAGTCCAAGAACGTTGGTTTTAAATCCTTAGGCTCAATGCGACATTCTAAGGTATCAATCCAATGAAGCCCATACTGACCTGTTTTGATACCATAGGATTCAATTTCATAAATTCCCCAGAAGCTAAAAGCCGTCGCATCATTATAGCTTTTCGCCGTTTCCGCGGTATCTGCTGTGATAAAACTATATAAAACTTGAGGTTCTTCATCCATCATGACGAACCACTCAGGCTTGAATAATGCACCACCTGCAGGGATTGGATCTTGTTGATATTGACTTGAAAAAACATACGGATCTGTTTCTTGTTTTTTAAGGAGAGTAACAAGGGTATTCACTTCTGGATAAAGAGCATTGCCAGCCTCATCAATGCTCTTTAGTATTACTTTTTCCCATTCATAACCATCTTTTCCGGATAATAAGTAAGCCGCCAAATCATCTTCGTGAAGTCGTTGTCCTAAAAAGATGGTAGGAACATTTATTCCTCGGGCTCGCTGTTGTATAGTTTCTCGGTAATTATCAATAACTGATTTTCTAATCGTATCAGAATGGACTTCATCTGGTTTATGAGCATCATCGATGATGACAGCACCCGAAAATCGGTTAAGTCCTGGCAATCCAGCGTCTTGTCCGGTAATTGCGCCACCCGATCCGAAAGCTGCAACTGCTCCACCATCAGTGGTTTGAAAGTATTCGCGTGCTTTGGAATCATGTCTAATCCTTACGTCAAATAAATAATTATAGTGAGGTAACTGCATAATCCGCTTGATTGTTTCGGTATGCTTTGCAGCCAGCACTTTTGAATATGAAATATAAAGAAAGCGAGCATCTGCCCATTTAGCTAAAGTCCATGAAACCCACATCGCCAACATTGTGGATTTTCCGGAACCCGGGCTTACATTGATTAATAATCGCTGATTTTGGATTTCTAAACGAGCTGCTTTGCTCAATTCACGACAGATTATAATATGATGAGATTCACGTCCAATAGGCTGTGAAACAATGAACTCTCGTCCAGTTAGTATTGGATAAAAGTATTTGATGTAGTCTAATAAACTAGATCTCAATTCTGAGGCGACTTGTTCCTTGTCGCCAATGATAATCATAAAATATTAATCCTTTATTGTTTTAATAGTTGGCAATTCACACCAATGAGTAACCTTATCTAATGTGCATTGTTTAATTTCTTGTGAAAAAAAATAATATGGATTTTTTTCTAAATCAACATATTCATGAATTTGGGGGGATTTAGATAAATCTTCATTCATATTACTTGAATTAACAAATACAACAACACAATAACCTTGTGGACAACATACTAATACTGTTTGAAGATGTTTTGGCCATCTATGTTCAATATTAACCCAATCCATTTTTACTCTCAACATTCAAACATTTTATATTATAGATGCTACCTTCTTCATTAACCCATTTGATTGCTTTCTGATGACCTTCTTCTGCATCAGCCCAGGTAGAATAACGTTTACAATAAACATCTTCTCCTTCTTCATTGCAAACTCTTGTTTCAAATAAAAAACTTCTGCTACTCTGTGGATCTAAATCTAACGCAAGAAATATGGTTGAAATCTCAAGGTTATTAATAATAGTAAATCCCACCGTTTTTCTATAGTGTTCAGCACTAACGCCAAAAAAATCGCTCCATTGTGATAAAGTACAAGGAAGAACGTTGTTGTTTTCATCTAGCATATAATAGCGCATCATTTTTCCTTACTAATTCTACTCTTTTTATCGAGTTCTAATAATTTATACACTGAAGTACGTGATATTTTCATATTTATAGAAATACGTCGAATACTTTGGCCTGCGTCTTTTAATTTCATTGCTTCTTCTTTATGAACATTTGTTAATTTAAAGGGCCTTCCTAAATGTTTACCTACTTTTTTAGCTAGAGCAATACCTTCTTTTTGTCGAGAGCGTATCATGTTACGTTCAAATTCAGCAAAGGCACCCATCATGTGAAGCATTAGATTAGCCATCGCATCATCTTGGTAGGTGAAGTTAAGATTTTCTTTAACAAATCTGACAGTGACTCCTTTTGTAACAAGTTTGTTAAGAATTGTTTGTAAGTCTCTTAAATTTCTTGCAAGTCTATCTATGCTGTCGATATATAATGTATCGCCTTCACGTACATATTCAATACAAGAATCTAGGACGGGTCTACTATGAGCCGCACCACTGCTGACATCCCTAAATTCTTTATCTAATGAAATGCCATCTAGTTGTCTCACGTCATTTTGACTGGCTGTTGAAATTCTAATGTAGCCTACGTGTTGATTGCTCATTTCAATGATTAATCTTAATAAACTGCAATGCTATTGGGAGCATCCATCCAATTAGACTTATGCCTATAAATATACCGATTGCCCAACTAAGTTTGTTATCTAAGTGTTTAATTGAGGAATCTATTTTATTGTCTAAATAAGTAAAAGATGTCTCCAACCGATTTTCTAATCTTTCAATTGCTCTTTCTAAGCTATTGAATTTTTGATCATGAAGTCTAAGTTGTACTTCATGCTCAATGTACTGCTCTTGTTCTTTTGTTAATGTACTCATCTCTTCTCCTGTTTTTCGGAAAGTATAGTACCTTAGCAAGCAATGTACAATAAGGTTTGTTATAATAG